GATGATGTGACCACGTTCGGAGCGGCGCGTCTCGTCTCGGAAACATTCCGTTTCGACGTGCGCGTGTCTGAATTGCCCACACCCCGGCCCGATGAACAGATCCTCTTTGGCGAAGAAACCCTCCTAATCCAAGGCGAACCCCTGCGCGATCGCGAGCGGCTGATCTGGACCATTGAGGCAACACCGGCATGAAGCTCGACCTCTCTGCCGCAGGCGACATCGTTATCGCAATGCAGGCCGAAATCCTTGCAGGCGAAAAGGCGGTGACAACTGCCATACGCGCGGCGGGTGGCGATCTTAAATCCAACTGGCGCGCCCAGATCACGCGCGCCCGCCTAGGTCAGCGGCTCGCCAATACGGTCCGGTCAAAGACCTATCCGGCGGCGGGCGAGAGCTTTGATGCTGCAGCACTGGTCTGGTCCAATGCACCTCAGATCATCGGGGCGCATGACACCGGCCCATTGATCCGGTCAAAGGGCGGCGTCTGGCTTGCTATTCCTATGCCGGCGGCCGGCAAAGGCAGCCGCGGCAAGGCGCTCACGCCTGGCGAATGGGAGAGGCGGCGTGGTCTGCGCCTTCGGTTTGTCTATCGGCGCAGGGGACCAAGCTTACTGGTGGCCGAAGGCCGCTTGAACACACGCGGGCTCGGCGTAGCGTCACGGTCGAAAACCGGCCGCGGGCAGAGTACTGTGCCGATCTTTCTCCTGGTCCCACAGGTGAAGCTGTCAAAACGGCTCAATCTTGCCCGGGATGCCGAGCGCGCGCAGGCAGCAATACCGGGATTGATCGTGGCGAACTGGGCCTCAGAGAAAGTTTGAATGCCGGCGTCAGCCAAGCGTCGTCCTGATATCTGCCATTGGAATATAAACGCGCTGCGGGTTGTCGGGATCCCCAAGTGGTTTGAAACCAAGGCTTTCGTAGAAGCCCCACCGCCTTTCGAAATGGTCGTCCTTGAGAACATCGAGTACGATTGCTGCTGCCCCCATCTGATCTGCGATGCCAAGGCAACGCGTCATCGCATCAACGAGAAGCGCTGTGCCAAGGCCCTGCCCCTGCATGTCATCGCGAACTGCGACTGCGCGGATATAAATCACGGGGATGTCAGGCACGCCGGCACGTTGCCATTTACCCGGACCGAGATTGGCGCGAACGGCCAGTGCACCAAGAGTGTAGAAGCCCAGAACTGCTGGATCTTCCTTTGCCGTCGCGATCCAGGCGGCAATCGTGCCGGTCTTGATTTGATCCGAAAGCGAGGAGATCAGGAAATTGTCGATTGGGCCAAAGCCGCAAGAAAAGGCGCTGCGGTCATGCAGCGCCTTGTCAAACTTCGCAATCACGAGGGTGGGTTTGTTCTCCGGTGCTTTACTTGGCATCCGTTAGACGGCCTTTGGAAGCGGCGGCGGCGCGCGCCAGTCCCATCACGACCTTGCCAGGCGCCTCAGTGGCGCTTCGAAAGGCCTCAAACGCCTCAACGGGCAGTATCGAGAGCGACAGCCGCTGCTCGACCTCCTGCGCACGTAAGAGCGCTGCCTGGCGGATGAAGTCAGCCTCTTGCAAACCGGTTGCTGCTGCGGCGGCCCGGATGCGAGCTTCATCTGTGCGATGCAGCCGCAATTCCTTGCGTGCCTCCATTTTGCCTGGGGTCGGTGTGATGTTTTCGGTGGCAAACATGATGGCTCTCCTTTGCGCGATTTCGTACGGTACAAAGCCGTACATGTCAAGATATTACCCTAATGGCGAAGAACTCGATGCACACCCAACGTGAAACCATCCTGACCGCCCTGGCGGACCTGTTACGCACGATCCCGCATGTGCCTGTTCTGCGCGGAGAAGTTCTGCCGGAACGCATCCCACCCGCAGGTCTTATGATCCTGCGCGACGGCAATCCAGGTGAGCCCGGAGTGACGCTTTCACCGCTGATGTATCATTATCAGCATCGCACGGAGCTTGAGGTGATCGTGCAATCTGCCGCGCATAGGGACGCTGTGTTTGATGCGCTGACGGCGCAAATCGGCGCCGTCATCTCCGCCGATCGAACACTTGGCGGACTTTGCGACTGGGTGGAGCCTGAGGCACCTGAGTCCGTCGATCTACCAGTCGAAGGTGGCTCGAGCTTGAAGGCTGCCGTGGTGCTGGTGGTTTTGCATTACGCGACGGCGGATCCGCTGGGCTAGAGCTTAAACGTATCTGCACTGATCCGCTTGTACTCGCCGTCGACCTGCGCGCCTGAAGCAACCTCAAGTGTCTCATAGGCAAAGTTCGCCTTCACGCGGGCGCCAGTCTTGATGCTGACATTCAGCGCAGAAGCAGCGCCCTGCAAATCGCCATCGATGGTGAGTTGGCGTGCCCGTACTCGCCCACGTACACGTGCGGTGGAAGTCAGAACAACCGCATCAGCGGTAATGTCACCCATGATCTGTCCGCCAAACTCCAGGATGCCTTGGGAGACGATGTTGCCCTCGATGAGGATATCCTCGGCAATCACAGACCGCTTCCGGTCGGTTGCCGCGGTGGCATTGGGGGTATCGGAAGGCTTTGAGTTGAACATTCGAGTAATCCTTGAGGCAGCGCGGAATAGCTAGGCCGCCACTTTAGGAAAGGTCAAGCAGCACCGTCTGCATATCCAACCAATAAGGGAACATTACAATGGCACGAGCCCAAGGGGCGCGGGCGCAGATGGCGCTTGCGTTTGAGACGACCTATGGCACGCCGCCCGTCAGCGGCTTTACCAAAATGCCCTTCGCCAGCACCTCGCTGGGGGCGGAGCAACCGCTGCAGACATCGGAACTCTTGGGCTATGGGCGTGATCCACAGGCGCCGATCAAGGATGCAGTGACGGCGGACGGCAATGTCGTCATGCCAATAGATGCGGAAGCGTTCGGGTTCTGGCTGAAGGCAGCATTTGGGGCCCCTACAACCACGGGAGCTGACGCCCCCTATAGCCACGAGTTTCGCTCGGGAAACTGGGCACTGCCGAGCTTCTCGGTTGAGACCGGTATGCCCGAGGTGCCGCGCTTTGCGATATATTCCGGCTGCATGGTCGACAGCCTCAACTGGCAGATGGCGCGATCAGGCTTGCTGACTGCAACGGCCAGCATCGTGGCGCAGGGCGAGGAGATTGCAACGACCAGTGCGGCCGGATCGCCCACCAATATCGCGCTCAAGCGCTTCGGGCATTTCAACGGGGCGATCACGCGAAACGGCGCAAACATCGGCAATGTCGTCTCGGCCGACCTGACCTATGCCAACAACCTTGATCGCATCGAGACGATCCGGGCGGATGGCAAGATCGACGGTGCTGATCCGTCTATCGCCGCCCTGACCGGCAATGTCGTCGTGCGCTTTGCCGATCAAACGCTGGTGACCCAAGCGATCAATGGCGAGGCCTGCGAGTTGGAGTTCTCCTACACGCTGTCCACCGGTGAAAACCTAACCGTCACCGCGCATGCCGTCTATCTCCCACGCCCTCGGATCGAGATCTCGGGCCCACAAGGCGTGCAGGCCACATTTGACTGGCAGGCGGCGAGTGACCCGCTGGTGGAGCGCATGTGTACCGTCACCTTGACCAATAACCGCGAGGATTACTGATGCTGCGCTTAAACTTGTCCACGGAGCCGCGCTGGCTCGACCTTGGTCACGGCGTCCGACTGTTTGTTGAACCGCTGACCACGGCCATCATGCTGGCCGCGCGCAGCGATCCGGCGATCATCGCCGCCGCAACCGATGCTGAAATCAGCGCGTCCAACGATGATCTCGCCCGTATCGTGGCCAAAGCCGTGGCACGCATCGTCGTGAAGGATTGGGAGGGCGTTGGTGACGAGGACGGCGAGCCGTTGCCTCTGACGCCTGAGGGCATTGATGCCCTTTTAGAGCTCTGGCCGATCTTTGAGGCGTTCCAAACCACATACATCGCAGGCGCGCTGATACTGGATGCAGAAAAAAACGCCTGACCGCTCTCGCCGACTGGGAGTTCGGCGGGGGCGGTGAGTATTGCGCGGCATGCCCATCCGTATGTGCGGCCTGCCCACGCAGCCTGCATGCGCCGCGCACACTCGAGGGCTGGCAGATCTGGGATCTTGTTCAGCGGCTTGGTGGGCAGGTGCGGGTTGCTGGTGGGGTGAGCGGCGGCGCTGTCCTCGGCTGGGATATGGCTGCTGCCCTGCAACTCGGGGCGGCCCTGGGGCTCTCACCCCTGATCATCGCTGAACTCTTGCCGCCGATTGAGGCGGTGATGGTGCGCAAAATGTGCGAGCAAATGGGATCAGGCAGCCTCGAGGGGCTTAATACCTGAGACATCGATGGTCTCGCGGGCACGTGCCAGATCCCAGGCGCGCTGAAGGTTCATCCAGTACTCTGGCGTTGTCGAAAAAAAACGCGCCAAGCGCATCGCAGTATCAACCGTGATGGCGGTCTGGCCTTTGACGAGGCGCTCGATCCGGGTGCGCGGCACGCCAAGCTTTGCGGCAAGCGCGATTGCGCTCATATCCAGTGGCGTCAGATACAGCTCGGCCAGAACTTCGCCCGGGTGGGATGGATTGGTGATAAGGCTCATGTCAGGCCCTCCTAGTGATAGTCCACGATCTCGACCTGTGCAGGTCCTTGATCGGTCCAGATGAAACAGATGCGCCATTGTCCGTTGATGCGCACCGAATGTTGTCCCGCGCGATCCCCGCTCAGAGCTTCAAGGTGATTGCCCGGCGGAAACCGTAAATCTTCAAGTTCGACCGCCGCGTCTAATGCCGAAAGCATGGCACGCGTGCGTTTCACGATGTCGGCTGGAAAGCCTTTGCCAAAGCGGTCCTGGACCGCTGCAGCGGCAAGCTTTCCTCGTAAACTAACGATCATACCCCTACGTATCATGTGATGATACATTTTGCAAGGACGCCTTATGGCTGAAAAACGTGTCTCCGTCCGCCTCTCTGTGACTGGCGGTCGCCAGGTACGTGCCGAGCTGGAAGGTGTCGGTGAGGCGGGCACACGCGGCATGGGGCGATTGAGCCGCGAGCTGGATCAAGCCAATGCGCGCATGGCGGCCTTTGCGCGCCGCGCCAAGATCGCGGCAACTGCTGCTGCTACGGCGCTCGCAGGTGCTGTCGTTGCAATGACCCGCTCGACGGTGGCTGCCGCAAATGAAATCGGCCAGCTTGTCTTATGACTTTGGGAGCTTTTGTGCGAAACACGAGCCACAGACCAGCATTTAAAAATGCTGGTCTGTGGTGGTGGTTGGATCGTAACATGCT